TGTCTTTCTCCCAGCCACCGATCTTTGTTGGATAGCCATTACGGAAGCGCACAAGGTCTCCGTCGACCCAGAAAGGCCCATTCTTACCAGCAGAATATTTTGTTATGTCTTTAACGATTCCTGGCTTGAATTGTAATAGCTGTAATGTCATTATTCCACCAACATTTCTATAGCTTTTTCTTTAGTTTCTTTGTTTCGCCTAGTCCAACCACGGCCAAAGGTCGAGAAGGTTCCTAAGCTCTCATAGAAACTTTGTCTTAGATCGTGCATATTAGCAACTAAAAACTCAGGAGTCTCATTCGCAATGAGCTGTAAAGTCTTCGGGCCAATGGCTCCATCTTGAGTTGCACCAACTATTTTCTGCATTGCTTTTGAGGCTCTGCCTGTCCCTGAATTTACAGCCCAATCAAACACCGACCAGTCAGCCCCACTAGGAAGATCATCACACTTGCACCTGTCCCAATAGTTCTTCTTATATATAGGAGCGACATCGTCTTTGGTCAATGCTCTCATCTCAGACTCAGTGGACTCTTTGCCAATCCAATTATCATAGACAGCCTTAGTCACTCCAAGATTAGTCATCCCTCCAGGATCTTTGGGGTGATCTACAAAACCACCTTCGTGCTTTAAAAGCATAGTCAAGCATTCATCAAAATTGCTTTTCATTTTGTCAACCCTTTTTGCTTCTCGAATGTCCTTAGACCGCCAATTCCAAGCATGCCAAGTAAAACAGTCATAAGAGATCCCATGTCGAACTCAGGCAATGGTGGTATTGCTACTCCTGAAATCGTCACTACGAATATAATCAGTGGGCAGAGTATAAAGTGATAGAGCAAAGCAAATCCGCAGATCCAACCAACAAAAGGCCTCCAGCCGCCTTTGAATAAGCTCCCACTGGCAGCTTCAGCTTTGTTAATTTCTAGTTGGGCCAGCAAAGTCTCTTGTGCGTGACGCTCGCCCATCGTTGCAATCTCATGAGCGAGCGCAGACTTCTGGTCTTTATCTTCGATAAATTTATCAAGCAGTCCTGTTACTGGACCAACCAATGATGTTATCAAGCTCATTTACATTCTCCAAAGCATATTGGCTAGGAGAATAATTATCGTCCCAGCACCACCAATTAGAATAGCTTCAATCCTTTTAATTCTAAGGATTGTTTCTTTCCAACGCTCTTCTAATTGAACTTCAACAACAGTCAATCTACGACTTAGCTCCTCTAGCTTCATGATTCCTCTTCTGTGCTCTTTTCAACTTCTAGCGATACGGTCAGCGCGTTCATAAATGCCAAGCGGCCCATTCTTAGCTGGTCGATGTTAAAATTAGCAGAGCCAATCTTGCGATCTAAATCAGCAACGTGGTTCACCATTACCTTCTGGTTGTCATTTAGTTGGTCTTCAGTGTAGTCTACGTCATTGATCGTAATGGTGTTTGTTTTTTTCTCAGCCATTTTGATCTCCTTTCGGGGTTGGGGTTAACTTCCTTGTGCTTCACGCATTGCTTTGTATGCAGCTTTCACATCGTCAGTCCAAGCAGCATTAGCTATGGCTTGTACGCTTGCGTGTTCACCTGAGATGTCTGTGGCATTATGCGCCCAGCTTGCATCAGCAGCCGATACAGCTTCCACTGCTTCAGTAGTAACATTACCGTCACTATCTTTTTCTTCAGCTACAGCTTCAACAGCCTCAACAGCAGCCGTATACACTGAGCTAAATGGTGCAAGAACGTGTCTGTGGAACGCACGACTAAGCTCTGCCTTAGAGCCATCGGAGCCTTCTTCCATGATCTTCGAAGCCTTGCGAACTTGTATGTTCCAAGAGCCTGCGACTTCTATTCTGTCGTATTCTATTACTTTAGTGATGTCACCGTTTGCCATATTTTATCTCCTTTTATGGACTGTCCGACCCAAAGCTATGCAGTGGGTTATTATACTTGGTAGCTCCCAGAAAAATCAAACCTCTTTGTAGAAACTTCTGATAGAAGTGTAGCATCGCCGTCTAGACTATACATTTCACAGCTTTGTGCGCTTGCTGTCATAAAAAACATCCGATAAGTACCACCATTTGTATACCTCATGTAAAAACCAGCATGAGGAGCGCCAGCGATAGAAGCAAATGGAAACCCAGCTATTAAAAAAGCAGCACCTGATGATGTGGTTGGGACAACCACACTACAACTAATAAATACTTCTCTTCCTATTCTAGTATATCTTCCACTGGTGCTTGTAAGATCAGTAGAAGCAGTTGGACAAGTAGGTGTCCAAGTGCCTTCCTCATAATGGTCAAACAATTCAGCAGTAGTAGTTACCCCTGACACACTATTAGCGGATACCTGTGCGGCAAAATCAATGCCCTTACCTGCTGTGCCGACTATTAGGTTTCCGTTTTCAATGGTAACATCGCCATTGTTTTCAACAGTCATCCTGAGTGTTGGACTTGTACTGCCCACGGCGGAAGTTTTTAATTCAAGATAACCCCCATCAGCACCTTGTGCAGTTTGCAAAATTCTAAAAGCGCCTAAATCACCTCTATTTGATGTTCCTACAAAACTTGCGCCAGCCGTTGCAACATCTAAAAGTTGTTTATATGAAAACCCACCGCCATCATCACGAGTTTGAAAAAACCCTCCCGAAACAGCCGATGTTAACCCACCTACGTTGTTGATAATAAGTCTGTTAGCCCCTGCATCAGCATCTCTAATAGAAAAACCAGAGTTAGAAACGCCAGGAGTTCCACCGCCTATTATAAAGTTATCACCGCTAGCATTAGTGTGTGTAAAAGCAAGGGAAGGGAGACCATTGCTGGCAGTGTTTATTATTGCTGGAGCTGAAGTGGTTAGGACGCCTGTTACGAGGGCAGTGCCAGCAATAGTAGTTACAGACGCAGTACCACTTGCAATATTTACATCTAACTCATCTTCAGCATTGCCATCTATTATTTCAAAACCCGTTTGCATTTCTCCATCATGGGTAGCAACTTCTAGTATAAGCTTGCCGCCTTCTCCGCCAGCGACAGGGGAAGCAATTTGAGCAACAATGTTAGCGTAACGTGTTTCATTTCCACCAGCATCTTTACCAGTAAAATCTATTAAACCTAAAAAATCAGCAGAAGCGGGGTTTGCACTATTCCTAAAAAACTTTAATCTTGGGCCAGAGTTTTCATCAGTATCCGTAGAAATAAGAGTTAAGTTATACCCATTATCATCAACAGTAATTGTAGAGTCCGCATTACTAGCAAACCCACCGTTGAACACAGTCGCAGCCGTGGTGGTCAGGATACCTGTTACTAGGGCAGTCGTTGCCATATTAACTGCACCATCTATATCAACAACGTCTAGGTTGGTTGTACCGTCTACGTCTATGTCACCTGAAATATCAAGTGAAGCAACAACTGCTGTCCCAGTTAGTGTAGGAGCAGAAAGGGTTTTATTAGTCAGAGTTGCAGTTGTACCTGAAATATATGTATCAAAGTCAGATACTAAAGCCTGTTTCATTACATCGGCATCTGAAATAACTACACCATCTGTAGCAGCTAAAGTTACTGTAGCTTGAGTGGTAGCACTTCCGTCCAATATATTTAATTCGGCTGTGGTCACAGTGGCATTATCTAGGATGTTTAATTCTGCACCAGAAGCGGTAAGCCCAGTGACGTTATTGGAAGTCGATGAAACCGCCTGAATACGGGCCTCTACTGATTGCTGTGTAGGTATAAGTGTAGCGCTGTTGGATGCCATATTGTCTTCATCAACAAATCCAGTAATCGTAATTGTGCCATCCGATATTGACCCAAAGTTAACTGTACCAGAAGTTGTGATTGCAGACGATCCGTTATCAATCGCACCAAAGCCACTCGTAATAGTACCTGCGTTCAGAGCGCCTACTGTGGTGACGTTTGCCAGGGTATCTAGGCTAGTCTCCATGAATGTCTCAAAGTCAGACATAGCAACTTGCTTCATCGTCCCTGCATCGTTCACGACTACACGGTCAGCGTCTGCAAGCGTAGTGCTTACCGCAGACTTATCACCATCCATGATAGATAGTTCTGCTGGAGTAGCTGATAGAGTAGCATTACTTGCTGCCGCTAATAAAGGAAGTGTACCTGATTGGTTTGGTAGATTTATTGTACGGTCAGCAGTTGGGTCAACAATTGTCAGTGTAGTTTCATGAGCGTCTGCCGTAGCGCCTTCAAATACAACAGCATTCTGTGCATTCATAGTAACACTATCAACAACAGTCTGAGTACCTTGTACCGTTAAGTTACCTGCGACAGTAAGATTATCACCGATAGTAACTTCAGAAGTTGTGTGACCTATAGTTACTGCACCACCACTTGTCTCTGTGGATATTTTTAGAGCGCCAGTAGCGTTGGTCAGAAAGGAATTAGTACCGTCATGGAATAAAGTAGCATCATCGCCAGTACCCAGCTTGATTTTAGCATTATCTGGCATATCAACATGGGTAGCTGGAGAAAGAACCCCAGTCACTGCAAGAGTGCTGTCAAATGTTCCTGCGCCTGTTACGTCTACTGTTCCTGCAAAGTCTACATTAGCACCCGTAAATGTAGCTGCGGCTGTTGTACCGCCTTTAATGATAAGATTTCCACCGCTATTGGTTAAAGAACCAAAGGTTGCAGACCCATCTTGTAATATAATATCTCCGCCATCTGCATTAAGGAGAATGTCTCCTGCAACGTCTATAGTAAGATCACCTGAAGACAAATCTATCTGCGTACCATCTATCGTAATGTTATCTACAACCACACCTGCGTTTGAGGTTATAGCCCCAGTAAATGCAGATGTACCAGTCACGGCAAGTGTACCAGCGGTTGCTACGTTACCAGACGTATTTGCAACAGTGAACTTGTCCGAGTCCATAGTTAAGCCACCATTGAGAGCGGTAGCTCCAGTAACAGTAAGCGTTCCTGCTGTAGCAACATTTCCTGATGTATTTGCAACAGTAAATTTGTTGCTATCCATCGTTAGGCCGCCGTTTAAAGCAGTCACTCCAGTAACAGTTAGCGTAGAGTTAAGAGCAGTGCCTCCAGTTAGTGTAAGTGTACCACCAACGGCTGCGTTGCCTGATGCAGAAATACCACCACTTAAAAATAAATCTTGAAATCTCAGGGAATTAGAGCCGATGTCAACGGAGTTGTTAGATACAGGTAAAATCGCATTTAAAGATGTAACCTGAACAAGTTCCCGCCAGACAGCCGCACCAGAACTGCTATCCGTACAGATATAGACACGATCTGTGCTAGTATTTGTCCACATAGAGCCAATTGCATAACTATCGCCGCTGTCGTCGCCAACACCTGGAACGCTGGTGGCAGTAAAGTTGTTCTTGCCACCAGAGCCGCCATTCGCAATTGGCAAAAACCCGCTGACAGATGTAGCTAACGGTATCTTTGTACCATTGCCAGTAGCGCCCGTATGCGTGTGACCTGTTGTAGCATGAAACGCCGCTAATAACTGGTTGAACTCCGCATTTAACGGTGGTGCAGTAATTGCACTACCATTAACAATACTTGCTGATGATTGTCTGGTGTAACCTGCCATAGTCTATCTTCTCCCTGCCGTGCTGAACTCAAAGACTAATCCTTGAATTGAGAATGGTTCTGATTGTCCGTCTGTCACAAAAGTAGCCCTAACCGCAAAGCCCGAACCCTGAATGTCTGATGTCATGATTGGTTTGGATGCACCGCCATAGACTATGTTGCTTCCGTTATAATTAATGTTGCGTCCACTATAAATTGTAGGCGCTCCTGCTGATGTCTGCGTGTAGGTAGAAGGAACTGATGTATTATAGTCACCCCAATCGTAATCGATAGCGAGGTTCATCTCGAATGGCCCTTCAGCACGTACAAATGTATTTAATTTTCGTATAACTTTACGCTGTTCTGTCTCACCAAAATCTAAATAAGGTGTAGCATAAACAGATATAATATTAGAGCCGTTAAAGCTCGTTCCGTTTTCTTGGCGATAGACTTTACCATCATGATCTCCATGTAAAATTATCTCTTCTGTACCTACATAATCAGAAGTAGTACAACTTGCACGAATACCAAGTAGCTGCCCAAACTCCCAATCTATCTGGCCTGAAGATTGAGTTAAGCCGCCAATAATACCTATAGAGGATGCAGCCGATACTACGCTACCGCCTGTTGTTGTAGTAACAAAGTAACGTACCTGAGACTTAGATCGAATAACCACGCCAGTTAAAGCGTCCATGTCTTCGTTCTTAATCAGATCAACAAGCGTAGATTGTATTGGCTTAGATAATGTCTCTAGCTCGATATCACCTACTCTTGATGTACCAGCAACAGGTCTAAAGCCATCAGGAGACAAGAACATTAAGTCTCCACCGATTTCTAGTACGCTATCTCTAGCAACACAACCGATGTTACTTGTTACGTTCTCTAAAACAAAAGCATTAGAAGCATTAACAGTAATCTTCTTGATATTCTTACTACCAAATACAAATAAGTTATCACGGAATGGTTTGATCTGTACGACATCAAAGCCAGAAGCTATTTGACCTGCACCTGCCGCAGATGTCCATGTATAAGCATCATTAGGAGCAGAGTGTGCTATTGCTGCTCTAGTAGCCTCATGTCCAGATAAGAACAGATGGTTCTCAAATACATCAACTAAAGCAGGGGCATTAAGAGCTTGTGCGCCACCTGCTGTATTATTGCTTGTGTGATAGCCGCCAGAATGAGATGACTTTATCTCTTTCCATTTACTACCATTAAATACAATGGCTGGATTAACACCATCTACAAAACAAATTGTATTACCAGTGCCAAAGTTAAACTGTTGGTGGCGTATTCTATTAACAGTTAATCCATTAGCAGTCATTGGTCGTGTAACTGAGTGATCTAGAGTAAACTTACGCCAACCAATGTTAGCTGTGTAATAATAGAAGCTGTAATTCGTAGCACCAGCATCTTGTCGAATTGCTATAATAGTTGTGCCACTTGTTACATCATTTTTAAATATAGCAATGCCAAGGACTTTGCCTTGGCCTGTGGTTGAACCTGCTACCGTTACTTCACCATAAGCAGGGTCATAGTCATCATATCCCTCAATACGACGATAGCCCCCGAAGAGACTAGGTTCATAGTTTAACATACGTGTAGCTGCGCCTGAACTGTTATCCGATAAATCTAAATGATTTTCATTGGAATTTAGGCCACCGCCACATATAAGTTTAAAAGACTGAATTTGATCAGGCATTAAAACTTAACCCTAGTGTCACGAATGTATTCGTAATTATTAATGTATAAAGTTTGTAATTCTTTGATACCTTTCTCAAAGGCCATGAAAGAAGCCTGAGAAG